GGCTGTTAGTTTTGCTGAAAAGCTAATATCCCATATACCATCGCTAATGGTAGGGTTAAAACCTGCTGCAAAATTTAATTCTGTTACATTTATACTTCCTGTAAAAAATATTCTAAGAAGTGTAATCTCAATCATTGTACTTAATAAGGTAATTGTAGTTAAGTTTAAACAATTTCTTACGCCATAAGCCATTCTCGTAACCGTTGCAGGTGGATTAAATGTAGTTAACAATGAACCATCAAATGTATAAAATTGAATAATTGTAACACCGATTGGGAAAGTAACATCTGTAACTTTTGAGTTACCAAATGCACCTTGATACAATGTGGTTACTGTATTTGGTATTGTGTATGAGCCTTCGTATACTGATTGAAATAATAATGTTTTTAAATAATTAAATAATACTTTATTATCTACCGAAGTCGACCAGTAAGGATTTAAAGCATCAACATTAAAACTTGTAATTGGACAATTAAAAAAGCAAAACTGACCTATCGTTTGCAATTTCGCATTTATGTTGACGGATGTAATTTGTGTGCCTAAAAACGCCTGTTCACCTAAAGATGTAACATTTGGCGGAATGGTTAATGCGCTTGTTAATGCGGAATTAGATTGAAATGAACTTACACCTATTGATGTCAAAAAATAAATATCTTCACAATGAATATATTTTAAATCATACGCATAGGGACCACTTATTGTAAGGAAAGCTGTTACACTTGTTATTCTCTTAGAATAATAACACCATGTCATTTTATTATGAGTATGTGCTACCACATTTACTGCACTATCATTTACAATTACATACCTTTTTGTGCTATTGGTTGTCCATGTGAAAGTACCGCTTACTATTTCGGTAACTTTTCTTGCACCACCTATATCCTCACTCATTACATAGTTTCTACCATTAATGTAAGGGTAAGTAAATACATGAGAGGAAGTAGGAGCTATTGAATAAATATAAGCCTTATTCGGGTTGTTATAAGCGTTAAATATTGAATGAATATTCACTTCCTGCCCAAATTGTGCGTACATTTCAGGGCTTGAAAAGCCATTATCAGTAAATATTTGATAAAAAGGCAAATTCGCCACACTATCTACCATTTTATTGAATTGTAGCATATTCGTCTGTTATTGGTTCGCCGATAATTTCATAATTTACAACTATCGTATTTTCATTTTCTGTGTATGTTTCAATGATACTTTGCCCTGCCACTATTGTAGGTTGTTCGGTATGTACCAACTCTTGGTACCCAAATTCCAACAAATCTTCCACAGTGGGGTTGCTTACCCACTTATCTATAAAAATAGTTGTTAATGCCTTTCCTTCCACTATTTCATATGAAGATTTTATATTTCCGTTTTCTAATTTAGCTAATATCATAGTTTTATATTTGTTGAATTTTACCCATGTACATTGTTGTTTCCGTTGGCGTGTTTCCGCTTATATACGTACTTGCAAACTCTCTCGCCTCAAATTGAATATTGCTTGATGCACCACTTACAAGCGTTACTGTCATGCTTGTTGTATAATGTGATGTAAATGTCGATTCTATCCGTGTGGCTGCACTACCGCTTAGGTATGTTCCTATTGAGCCAGCTGCGCTTGCTATTGTGCCAGCGTTTGAAACAGTTACCACCGTTGTACTCGTCCATGCAGTAATTATACCTGCATAAGTAGATCCAATGTACAAATGAAGTCCAATCATTGCAGCTGTAAATGGAGTTGCGCCTACTGCTGTAACCGTATAGCCCGACCTACTAAGTGTAGCTGTTGGAATAGCCTGTAAGGCATTCAATACACTTGCACCGCTTGGCGTAAATGATAAAGTATATTTTTGAGCTATAATACCACTTATTGCAGCACCACTCGAAACAAATAAGTTTGTAGTAGTTATCAATCGCTCCCAAAATGAAATGATATAAGCATACCCTGCTGTAAGTGCTGGCAATATACCACCTGCCCACCTTAGTATTACACTTGGGTAATTTACAGTTTGAACAGTAGGGTAGCTAAATTCACATATATATTCGTTTGTAGCTACCGTACTTCTATTGGTTGCATCAATCGACATTGTAAGCGTACCAGTCAACTGATTTTTTATGTTTTGAGGTCTGTTAGGTAAAAGTACCGCACTTACCGCACCTGTGCCAGTGTTCGGACTTTCAATATAAGCCCCTGCGTTGTCTGCAAATGTTTGCACATTTCCAAAATTCGCCTCTGTAACATTTGCAGCCGAAACAGTTAAATTTCCTTGTACTGCAAATTGAGTTAATTTAGACCCTGTTAGTTTATTGTAGGAAATTATTACCCAGTTTGTTGCTGTGAAACGTACTATTATTTCATCTATTGCAATAACCTCGTTCAAAATACTTGCAAACTGCCCTAAATTCAACGAAGCTGTTGTAACTGCCTTAATGGTTGACAATGTGCCACTCGTTGTTTGTGGCTGTACAAATACGTATCTACATTTTTGGTCTTCTACTCCTTGCGCTGCTGGAATAGCTAAAACAAATATCTTTCCGTAAGCATTATTAGCGAATAATGTTTGCCCCCAATTTGGTGTATTGAAACTGTTATAATAGGGGTTGTTGCCCAACAAAGGAATAATATCAGCGTTGCCCGTTACCAGTGAGGCAACGGCTGCACCTGTCAATTTTAAGTGTGTGTATTCGCCTGCTGCTAATGCTGCATTTGTAGTGGGGTTGTCCTCGTCTACAATTACCGTTTGTGCTATTGTAGGTCGCCTGTTTGCTACTGTTGTACTGTTCAATACTAAAGCCCCTAAGTCGCCACCGCTTCGCATTGTAGTACCTACATTGAAATGGTCTATCTCATGCACGTATCTATCCATTAAGCCGTGTGGCTCTCTAAGTGCTATCCAATTAAAACCATTCCAAAAAATATAAGCAATCATTAATTGTGTGAAGTCCCAAGGCGTGGTTGTCCACACAAAAGAAGTACCATTGTAATAAAGATAGTAGCTATTTGTCGTTGTCGTTCCGTGTGCTGTCGAAGTCCATGTGGCACTTTCTAAGGCAGTAACCGATAAACCTCTCCACCTGCCCGTAATCGTTCCGCTGAGCGTAATTGTATTGTCTACATTGTGAGTAACAACTACTGCTGCTGGATCATCAAAACCTGTCAGCTGTTTTGCTATTGCGGTGAGTGTGTTTAGTGGAATAATAGATGCTACCGTTGCATAAAGTGTATCAAAATACGATTTTAATGTAGCTTTAATATTTGCCCACGTAACACCTACAAGTTTATTTGTAATGCTGTCCCATAATCCTATCTTATCGGCATCTACTGGAGTTACTTTATTAGTAGTGCTATCAAAGTGCTGCGCTGTTAAATCTTCATTTAAAGCTCTTAATTGATTGTGTCGTATTTTGTTCGGGTTGTTCAAATATGCACCATAACCATCCCCTACTGCATAGGTTACTGTTACCGTATTATTGTGAGTAGTCCTAATTTTAACCCTCGCACCCATCCTGTCGGTTTCAACAAGTGTAAAATTTGGGTTTGTTATTTCAAATTTAAACCATTGGTCTGTCGTGTTGTTAATTTCGTTGCTCCAAACAGTGAATAAATCAGTTTCTGTATTATCAGTGTGCCTTGCAAAATATGTTATTCCTAACTGTGTATTGCCTGAATTATTATCTACTTTACCGTAAAAACTAAACGACCAAACACCACTTGGGAATAATGTTATTCCAACTTGCGATGGGTAGATATAATTCATTAATAATTTTTCACCATCTGAACTTTGAACTGTCCACGCTTCAACATCGGGCGCTACATCTGGAGTATATGATAATGATTCATATCCACTAATATCGCTTGACGTTTCGCTAAAATATAGATTATTTGCGTACCCACCTACTGCCGAACTAACAGTAGACCATTTACTTGCATTTGCAAAAGTTTCTGGAGTTACGAACTTGTCATTAGCAACTCCTAAGTCTACCTCTGCCTGTGTTGCTTGGTATGGAACATCAAGATATGACCATGCTATTCCATTGGAATAATATAGCCCTAATTGATAATATGTACCACCAATACTGCCTGGTAGCCATTTAGTTCCTTGAGATTCTTCACATCAATAGAATTTATCAATAGCGTGTGCTGGAAGTGGAAGTGCTGAATAATTTTGTACAACAACAATATCCTTTGCACCCAACGCCTCTAATGATAATTCAATAGCAGCAATCATTGCATCTATTTCTTCTTTAGTATAAGTACTACCGCTACCATTAGTTATTAGATTTCTTATATTATATTCAACTCAATCTCTTCAGCCTTGAGTCCCTTTCTGCATTACTGTATTGTACATTGTATTTATTTATAATTATTTACACCTCCGGAACAAACTGTTCTCCATCTCATATTTACCAAACTCCAGTCCCTCCACAAATTCTAAGTCCTATAAAAAAGTTTATATATCTAAAATCTAATATATATACTATCCATTAGTTTTTGATTTATTTGTTTTCTTTATTTCTAAATCCTTCTCTTTCAATCTATTTTGAGCATAATCTTGATTTACCTTGTGCTCGTGTTGTGTATTCTTCAAAGCCATTTCTTCATCAAGCTTTTTAATCTTTAACTCTAACTCTTCTCTTGATGTATCTTCTGGAAGTTCTTGACTACCATTCATTTCAGCAATAAGAATTTTAGTCTCATTATCACGTTGATTCAACGTGTCTTGCAATTGCATTTTCTGTTGTTCAACATCTTTGCGGTATTGCATTTCTTGCTGTTGCATCTTTTGATTATCTTGAGCTTCTTTAGATTTACGTTCTTGTATATCTTTTTCATCTTTCTCAATAATCCTTTGAACCTCAGCCATAGAAGGTGAGTTAAGTATTTTTACAATAGAACCCATAGATATAGTCTGATTCTGCAACGCAGCATGAGCTAATTGTGTTAGGTTTTGCTCAAGTTGTTGAGATTCATTACTATTATCCACAACCAAGCCATAATCACATTCAGCAAACTCATCCCCATCAATGTCAGCTATTTTTGAAGCACCATTCGATAATATATATTGAAACTTTTTAGTCTTACCTTTTAATGCTATTTTTGCGGTCTCTAAGAAGCACTCTAAAGCTCTCTTTTTAACACTCTCGTGGATTATAAACAATCATTCTGTTATATGACTAGATTGAAGCGTTGCTCTTTCAACGCCACCAACTGTTTCGTTAGATGAAACTTGCCCTTCTCTCTGCTTAGATATACCAGCAGCTTCGGACATTTCCATTTTAACAAACTCCAACAGATTAATATGCTGTTGTATATAATTGCCTTGTTCTAAATCTAATACTCCAGAAGATTGCTGCATCATGCCAGATAATTTTCCAGTAGCAGCACCAATATTTCCTTCTTTAAAACTGTCAACAACTGCAATATGATTTATTTTAGCATAATACATCCATTTATCAACTTCCCAACCTTTTGGTATCATTGCTAAATCAAGCTTAACTAATTTACCTCAGTTTGCAGCGATAGCTTTATTTAATCTGTCATGCAATGCACTATATAAATAAGCGTAGGGCTTCATTATATCTACCAATGAAAATGGTTTATTATCATTGATATTATATAAAGAACCTACAAATCCAAAATGACATTTAGAAGGATTTGATAATCTATTATATTGAACTATTCTTGGACGCATATTTACGTAAATATCCCTACCAATTTTAGCCCCTTCCCATGCCTCATTAATCCAAAAAATTTCTTCTTCTTGACCTAAATCCTTATCGCATTTATATGTTTCTGGGTAAAAGTCAAACTCCTCATCTCCAGTTTCTGGATTATATGATTTAATTTTTTTAATCTTACGTTTTGATTTCCAATAAACTCTTACAACCCTAATATTTCCATTATTATCATAATAGTTTGTGGTTGCAGCAGCGCCTGTATTTTGAGCAAATATTGAATAGTTATCTATAATAGCTCCTTCGCCATTTTCAAAACCATTCATATCTGCTGTGTTAAGAAATGAATTGCGTTCATCTATATTGCCCATATTATCTGAATAATATATTTGAGGCATATTGTCTATGTATTCAACATCCTTATCTGTTAATACATCATAAAATGTATCTATGATTCTTCCTGGACTCCAAAAATCAATATATACTAATATATCAGCATCTTCGATTTTATCTGAATATCCATTTTTAAATATATGTACTTTTAATGGATTTACTCTTTGAAGTATTGGCTCTCCACCAACTATATCACATTGATATATTTCTTCTCCAACTATCATTGCATCATTAAATCCACCATTAAAAGTCTTTTTGATTTCAAGTTCTTTAATATAGTGATTTAACAAAAGATTCCCACGCTCTTCTCTCGCATCTTGCCACTCATAAGTATAGTAATAAGACATTTTGTCCATCTCCTTATTAAATGACTCCTCATCTTCGTGTTCAGCTTTTATAGACTCTTGCAAAGAATTAAATAATTCATTTTTTTTATTTTCTTCTATCTCAGCAATAGCATTTGGATTTGTTACTAAAAGTTTTCAATCAAATCTCCTTTTAGACTCTTCTCCTCTAAGAACATTTAGCTTTGAATTTATTATTGGATAATATTGTATGTTTTCTGGTATAAAACTTGCATCAATATTGTCTGGGTTCAGTACAAGAGCCATATCATTTAAATCCAGCAATCCATCAACTAAGTTATAGTTAATTCTTTTTCTTATGAAAGACTTTCTTATTGAGTTGTCATAAAAATATACTTTTCTGTCCGCCCAATCTAAATGAGCAGCTCTTCAATCTTTATTCTTTTGAGTAAAAGATAGCTTTTGTTTTGGAAAATTTTTGAAAAATAAAGACATATATATTTGTATTTCAGTTAATTAATTATTGTTAATAATTACAAATTCATCATAATTCATAATTTTGCAAAGGTAATATAATTATTTTAAATAACAATGGCTACTACTAAAAAAGTAATAGCCACTATATTTATTTTATTCTAATCAATTATCTTTTTCTTTTATATTCCTTTTATAATTTTTTTCAAAGAATTTATCTTGTCCAAGATAATTTAAATCTCTGTTTGATATAGCATCTCTTGGAGACATATCACCTAAAAGTCTTAATTTATCTTCTCTTATAAGCATTAACATTGCCAATGCATCATGTCTGTCGTAATTTCCATCTGGACTCCACATAGACAATTCCTGCAATAATGGCTTTGACCATATTTTTTGCAAACCAAGTATAGTTCTTTCTTCTTCAACTAACTGTCCATCAACAATACTACTGACAAGTATTTTCTCTGGTTTTAATAACCAATCTCTAATACAACGTCTTGCGTAAGGTGCTACAGAACCATAATTTCCTGTACCAAGACTCTTGTTGCCATACATACCACTCTTAACCATTTCTTTGTCTTTGAGGAATTCAAGAGTTGGACATAGAAGATATAATGAGTTCATTTTTGAAAAATAAGCAAACAAACCTTTCTTGTTATTTTCGTAATTGCATTCAGCATTATACATGAGTAATGCAAGCCTACAATTCTCATAAGCTTCATCAGCAAACATCGGTCTACCAGTATATTCAAAAACTAATTCATCGGTTCATAAATCTAATATAAATAAGCTAAAAAGTGATAGAGTGTCAGAACTGTCATCATCATATACGTCAGCACCAGCTATATATCGCCCTCTTGGAACTTTACCAGAACTATCTTTTATTGGCAGATGTTTAATACATATTGTGCCTTCGATTTTATTGTCTTTGTGCGGAAATTCTGTTATGTATTTTAAATCATTATCGGGTTTGTATTCAACAATGCCTTCTTTTGAAATCCTTAATCTTCCAGTCCACATATCATCTGTGTATTTTGGATTAAGATTAATTTCGTTTATTACATCATTAAGTTTGTCTGTTGGATATAATGAGCCATCGCGTTTCATGATAGCATCCTGTATAGTAAAAGCAGTTTCAGCCTTGCGTCTAGTTAGCTGTAATGGATCCGAGGAGTTATATTTAAGGTTAATCCTATACTCAATCTCAGAGATTAGAGCTCCAATAACATCACTAACACCATCTTCATTATAATATCCTTTTGAATTAACATATCCTGGATAAAAAAATACGGTTTTTTTCTTTCCTTGAGCACCTTTATCCCAATAGTTTGGTAATGAATAAACTCTATATCCATCTGGATAATTAAGCATCTCAAGAGCTCCCATAAAATCATTTCCGGATGACCCACCTGTACCAATTCCTGACATCTGTCCGAATGAAATGTCGCCCTCCTGTACATTTGGCATACAGGTTTGTCATGTTTCCAAGAATTTAGAAAAAGCTGCAAACTCCTCGAAACCAAGTCACGAGCTCCTTTTACCCCTCAATTTATCACTATCGTCTTTAACAGCAACACCAAGTACTTCGTTTAAAGTTCCAGCCTCTAACTGTGTATCTGAATCTATAAATCCAGACTTTCAATTTAAATCCGACATTGATGCCTTTAGTCTTGCAGATGGAAATTGGGTATATTTTGCACAGTGAGTTATTCCATCAATAAACTTATTTAGCGTACCATCCTTAATAAGATATTCCTTTTGATAAGCAGCAACCAATGACTTTACATTACGTCTATTTAATTCATTTTCTCCAAGAACAAAATTCTTAGCCAGTTTAGAACCGAACGAATATGATTTTGAGCGTCCACGGCTTGCTATCTCAATACAGTGCTTTCCACCAACAAAATCATCGTACATTCCTCCATATCTAGCTTGATGTCAATAATGAAACCTTCAATAAACGCCCTCTCACATTTCTGGAAAATCAATTACACGCTCACCAACCTTAGAACCTTTTTTTATTTTAGTCTGAATAATTGGAAAGTAATTTAAATAAAAATACATATCTCCAGTAATCCATTCCCCATCAGACTCTCTAATCATTCCATTCCAGCATCTTAAAACTTCACGTTTTAACCATTGTCCATATTCTGATTGTGGATTTGGATTAGGCATTAACTTAGTATAACATCCATGCTTTTGAAAGTGTATGGCTGCCTGTCTAAAATAATTTGTATCAGTTAGTATATGTGGATTTACTAAATCAATCTTTATTTTTCCAAACGAATCTCTTTCTAAATCTTTTGCGTATTTTCTATCTGGAGATATTAATCGTTGAATAAATTCAACATTATTAATCATATCTAATAAGTCAGTTCTACACTCATCTTTTAAACTATTGAGTAATTCATCTGTTAATTGTGTTTGATAAATATTTGTATGTATCATTATTTTAATAAATTATCAAATCCACCATCCAATAATGACTGTTGTCTATTTCCTCTCATCTCACTTAAATCCTCGATTTCTTTTACAACAACACGTTCAGCCTCAACTATCTTTTGAGATAATGGTATTAATTCTTTAAGAGCTCTTGTGTATTTATCAAAAGTCTCTTCGCTTACATCGGCATCTCTGAGATAAACCCTTAGTTTATCAACACCAACTTTTATATCTTTAAGAAGTAGCGATGAAGAAGTTTCTGTCATAGACACATATACATCAATTGCTTTTTGTAAATCACTGTCTATCTTAAATTTACTATCAAATCCAATAAGTTCTTTAACTCTTTCAATTCTCTCTTGCTCATCTACTATAAATTGCAAATCACTTCTTGGGTCATATACAAAATATATAAATGACAACTCCTTCTCTAACTGTGTTTTACCAAGCGTTCTGTCCCTTTGATCAAGTCGCTTAAAAGCTTTGATTGAAAATACTATTGGTTCAACATTTAGCTTGAAATCGCGACGATTGAATAATCTCATATTAATATAATGGTGTTAAATGTTGTAATCCAGTCCTTCTTATATATCCACCAACCCCTTTTTTAAATTCAGTTACTACCACACCATCTTTATCTACACGAAAATAATCTATATTTGCCTTATATCTTTTTTCATTGTTGAAAACAACTTCAACTGTTTGCCCAGATGAAAAAAGTTTTTTGTCTGATAGTCTCAATACACTTAAAATTCTGTAAGAATTATTTTCTGAAACAGCATCATATATATATCTGTCTAATGGATTCCTGTTTAGTTTTACTTTTAATTTGTATATAAAATTGCTTATTTGATTAAGCCTATATTTTCATATACCACCACATTTATCAACGTACCAGTAATAATAACTATCTTTCTTCATATTAATTTATTTCTTACAAACGTTTGGTCCGCCATGCATCATCGTAGTCATACCATCCTTAATAATTAATTCTCTATCTTTACTGCATATAGGACACTTTAAAGCTGAGTCTACTAACTCTCCATTAACAATTTTTGTTATTGAATTCTTGGATACGATCTTATCATATCTAATACAATCTTTATTATTACATTTATATTCCGGCATATAATCTATTTTAATCTCCAATCGTTTGAAAACAATTCATAATTAGAGAATGTGTGTTTAACTCTTTGTCCATTAGACATATAATAAAAATATGATTGATAATCGCTATTTTTATTTGTTGCAATATGACAATGCACTTCTAATTCATACTTTGGAATGTACATTATCTTACCAAGCTTGCAATTTTCAGATGCTTGTCCAAAAGTCATTATAATATCAATTTAGGCGTGTTAATATCAAAATTAAGTGTCTTTTCGCCACTTAATAATCCCTCTCCTTCAGTAATATACTCATGCTCATCTATCTTTAGAGTTACATCTGAAATATCTATCAATAAATGCTCCTTATAGTCAAGCAATATAACAGGTATATCATAATATAGCGTTTTGTCGTAATGTTCATCAATATCACCCATTATAGAGTTTTGCTTTTTAACCTGCTTGCTTTTTTTATATCTATCAAAAGATATTGATAATATATCTCCATTATTTAACCCTCTTGCTCTTGCCTGCTCAGAAGAAGATACTATTTCTTGGATATCTTTTACTTGATTTAATTTTGAAGTGTCAATTATACTGCCATGCTTAGACTCTTCTTCAGAATATCTATTACATGTAGTTATAATTCCGCTAAATATTGGAGTTGCTTTCTTTATATTTAATATTTTCATTATTTAATTACCTCCCACTTGTTTGATAAAATATTTAAAATACTTTTGAATATAATTTTTATAGAGTAATTAGATACTCCATAAATATTTGTTGCTTTTTCGTGTAATCCTTTTACATCAGTATTTTTTATATACAATCCTTTTGGCCAAAAACTTAACCTTATCTTTGCTCCATTTTCAAATTCTTTCTTAATATCTTTTAATTTCATTACTTAATTTCTTATTTTCATTTATTTTAACTATTCTACTCTCTTTGGTATGAAGCTTGCCGATGAATTGCAAATTGAAACTCATGGGCAAGCTACTTGTATCTTTTAATATGGATTCATCCATAAAACTAATCTCTCCTATCTTGTTTCTAATATTCTCAAAATAAGACTTATATGCAAATATAACAACACTTTCAGGAATATTAAGTTTCTGAGATACTGTCTTCGCCATCTTTCTTATCTGCTTGTTTGCGTATATTGTTTTTGGCTTTGTGCTTTTCATGTATATCGAAAATTAATATCAATCTATATTGTTCTGTATCTTTCTCTATGTTTGGTATATAATGATTATCTATTTTATTATCTTTCATAACACCAGATCTCTTCAGCTTAGAGATTGTTATATTAAATTGAGGGACCGTCATGCCTATATCCTCTCTAATTTCCTTCCTAATCTCTATGCTTTTGAGAATGTTGTCTAATACCAATTCGTCTTTAATAACTTCTTTTAGCTGAAATCTTTTATTCAAAAAAGATGCTAAAACGTAACGTTCAGTCTTTGTTAGTTTATGAAATGGTACTAAGAATGATAATCATTTATAAAAAAATCCAATATCCAGTGCTGTTGGTATAGTTGCAATATTTGAATTTTTATTTATATTTATCACTATTTAGTTTCTTCTGTTGGTTCTTCTGTAATAGTCAATATTGTTACTATCTCTGCTGCCACTGTTTTTACAAAGTCTTTATCCAATTCTAAGAATATCTGTGGGTTTTCAATTACTTTAAATAAATAATCAATCCTTTTATACAACTCATCATTCCTAAATTTTTGGATTTGCTCCATTAAAAACTTATTTTGCTGCTGTAACTGTCCAGCAACATTCTTTAATTCTTCCTTTGATAATTCTTTTTGAACTTGAGGTTTTGAAATTTCCATTTTACTTCTTTTTAAATTGTTTTCTAATCTTTTTTATTTCTAATATATCATGTATATTTCCTGTTGCAACATCTGTTGAACCACAATCTCCACAATGACATGGAGTCATATCTCCATCTATATCTTCTTCTACTCCAGAAGAATTTAATATCTTTAACGACAAACAAGTGTCGCAATATCATACTGGTTCTAAATCATAATTAATTTTATTCATTACTTATTTTCTATTTTCTTCATTATTTTAATAATTTCATTCTTATAATCAGCAAATGTTTTCATAAAATATTCATTTCCATCACATATATTATCGTTCTTTTTTGCTGGCTTTGAAAATAGTAAATTTCTAACAATAATTTCATTAAAATAGTCAACAAAATCCTCTAATTCTTTTAAATCAAAATCATTTTCTGAATATTTTTTCATTCTAATTACATTGCTATCATCTCTTATGTAATGCAATTCTGCTTCATATAAATGTTTAAATTTTACACAAGCATCGTAATTATCAGATTCGCCAGTATTTCTATGGGTTATTTTTGATTCAAAATATTTATCTCCAAATGAATCATTAATTAAATCTACTAAACTCTTCATCTATTTTATCTTATATAAATTATCTATCATTATATTTCCAACATATACATCAATTAAATCTGTTGATTGATTTGGATTGTGTATAAATATTTCATAATCTTCCATGTTTTTGAAGTGATTTAATATCTCCTTAATCTCATTAACAGTAGTATCTGATATATTTATATCAATAGTTTTTTCTACTGGATTTATGTTTATTGATTCTGCTGCCATATTTTAATATCTAAATACCTCCTCGTCTATTAATGTCCATGAATCTTTATAAATCAAATTATTTGTATTTACCTCAGTGAATGTTCTTGGTCCCATATAGTATAAATTTGATACATCTATCATTTCAACCGCTTTTCCATCCTCCATTAGCAATGGTTCAGTTGTAATGCTCTCCTTGTAATAACCTTCTGGAGCTACTCTTGGTAAATCCTCCATCTCTTTAGTTTTTGGATTAATTCTTTTGCCTGGATTACCAACCTTTACCGTCTGATCGTAATTTAAAAAATACAATATTGTTTTTTCCATTACTTCTTTATAAAATTAAACTTTGCTTTTAATACCCTATGTTCATATACATCTCCACCAATAGTTATATCTAACTCTCCATCATAATTATCTATATATCTATAAAAAGACGCATATTCATGGAATACTTTTATCCCATCTATTATTTCCATATTTATTATTTTATCTGTTCCCATTGGGGATTCGAACCCCCTACAATCTATCGCATTATTAATAAATTAGCCATCACCAGTCGGACTCTTTTGGGAATTTAAGAAGCAACGAGAACTTCTTGTGTAGTTTATCATCGCGGACACCGCTGAAAGGATTTTTAATACAATATACAATATTGCCGGTTACTATTTACCCTGAACCTAATTCGTTTTTATTTACAAACAATCAACAATTAACAACTATTATGTACTTTCACAAGCACCTCATTATTAAACAATTATAGCACAAGACGTAGGACTCGAACCCACAATTTCGGAGTTGAAGTCCGACGTGATAAACCATTTCACTAGTCTTATATTTAATGATTGATTAACTGGCTCAATCATTAAAGCCTCTATACATTCCAAACCAAAGGTAAAGAACTATTCACTTACAGCCTCACAGCTATATGACATTATAATGCCATTATTAATCAATATTAAATCATTATACTTTTGTTTATTTGGTGGTCTATCCAAATGCCTTGTAATATAATTCTCTCTAACAACAATTATTGGCTCTATTTTATCAACCCTAACACATTGCTTTTTTATCTCTAAATCAGTATCTCTCTTACTTTTTCTCATATACCTTTTTCATTTCTTTGCAAAGGTAATATAAGTTTTTCAATCTACCAAACATTTTGCCAATTATTTTTAATAAAAAAAGCACATTATTTCTAATGTGCTTATAATCAATTGATTTACTCTACCACCCAGCTTGATATACAGCGGCTTGGGGGAATAAGGTTTTGCCCAAAACAAATGACTTAGACTTGAATGGGGACTTTTCCTACCAAGACTCATAACCAGCATATTATCTGGCAGAGGAACTACTTGGGCTCATTTTAAAGTGCAGATTAAATGACAAAGACTTAACCAACACTATTTGATTAGATAACTACGCAAGGACTATCAGACCTCGATCACCTTTAAATTTAATGTGGAGGGCAATTACTCCATTCCATAGATTATGTAGATATCTAATATCTTTTTAGCACTTTTTACCAGTGCCTTTACCAGTCTTCTTGTTTGGTTTAGATTTCATAGTTTAAATTATTTATTTTTGATTATATACCCTCCAGAAGCAAACTTAATTTTATTATTATCAAATACATTAGTTCCAGTGTCTCCATATATTTGGGCTTGGTTTTCTAGAGAATTAGTATTTGTATATTGATCCTTATCTAATTGTTTATTGAACAATACCTGTTTTGGTATGAAATTAGCAGTATCATGCTCTCTACCAAATATATTTGCATCAACATCAACCTCTTTACCTTTTCTATTGTGATATCCATAATATGTCTCATCATTCGATATATTTAGTGGTGGCTGTAATAATTTAGAATATGTAGAATTATCAGTATTATGAGCTATATCGAAATTACTTTCTCCAGTTTTAAATTGTAACGCATGTCTATTTTCATGAGCTAATGTTTGATCCTGTCATTTACCATCAGCTCCCTTTCAATCAGATCCTAGATATGTAGCATTCTGTCTTGGATCATAATATGTTCTTGAATTTGTAGATATTATATTTTTTGGAATCATAGTATTTCCATATATATCCTTTGATTGCTCAGCCTTTATATCATCAGATGATTTTGATGATCCTCACTCTATTTGCGATCCGTCGTCATATGATATTGGATCTCCAAATTTATTATATTTTATTTTTTTACCAATATATAATGATTGTTGTCCCCCATTATCGTATGTATTATAATTTTCCCTTATATCATCTAAACTATTTATTCCGTGACTTAAATGCAGTCTCATTACATCTCGTCTATCTCTCATTGAGAGATCATTTCAATTACCCATTATTCTAAATTATTTTTGGGTTTATATTCTTTTAATCTGTCTTCATAACAAGACTTATTATTCTTTTCTCATATCCTCTCTAACTCATCAATAATAAATGGTGTATTATAATTATTTATAATAGCTATTCTTCTTACTATTGCCATATCTACACCATACTCTTTTGAAAGCTCTTTAAGTTTATATTGTTTATCTGGATTATATCCACCAGATGATTTATTAAGTCCCATAGCTACATAAGTTGTCTAATTGAATTATATTCTCTCCATTTATTGTATCCATCAACAACTGCTTGTATTTCTAATCTTTCCCTATCATGAGCTTCTTTTTCAAATCTCACCCTCACCTGCTCATTAGTCTCTACTCTTCTTGCTATTGAATTCCTTCTTTCGTTTACTTCTTTAATCTTCATATACTTAATACTTTATATATTTTAATTATATCTTATTCTTAGATACAAAAAGTCCCTATAGCGATTTTATTTGCTTGACAACCCCTCTAAAAGGTTGCGATTTTAACGCTGTCGGATTTGATTGTAGTCAGGGTCTCTTTCGATACTCACTCTATCTAACTCTTTAGATAATTGTCCAGCTATAACCTGTGCTTTATGCTGCTGGCCCTACAATATGTCATCATCCATGTGACAGGTCTGTTTCGATGGTATGGGAGAAAACTCAATTTTAAATCAATACTCAAGTCCTTCTTGATAATTTAAAATCTACAATCCCACGTCTATTGAGCTCACTATTAAATACCCTCGCTCCGAACACACTATGACATGTCCATCTAAAAACTATTTCTAATTTTTTGCAAAGGTAATATAAATAATTGATATATGCAATAGGGGTAAAAGTTTTAAATCGTAAGTAAAATGTATTATTTAGTTTTAGATTGTAAGCAAACTTATATATGTGTTAAAATTATGTGTTAAATTTTACTATAAAAATTTTTTCTGCATAAAAATATTTTTTTTTGTGAAATGGTTTGAGAGTGGGATACCCCCCCAAACAACCCCCTTCACTAATTTTTGCGCGACGGTAATCCCCCAGCCGATTACGCATACATATAAATTGGGGGAAAACTAATCAAGCTGTATCGTCAGCACAAATCGTTATGGGACTATTGTCATTAATCGGAAAAGTTTATGGAGAGTCTAATCCATGGATAGTTAAATCAACCGAAACCCTTTCTGCTAAGGAAGCTAAAACTATTAATTCAGCAGTTGTTGTTGAAGGTAAATTTGGCAAACAGGTATGTTTCACGCTTACAAGCGGTGGAACTCAATACGCTTCTCTATCTCGTGATAGCGAATTGGAAATTGGTGAAGAATTTCCAGTTGCTGGAGCAAAATTCATTACATTGTCTCGTGAAGGAGACTCTGATATTGTTCGTGTTGAAGAAGCGTAGTATCACTGATAGCACTACACCTTCGAGTGTAGTGCTTAATCATTTCATGCCATTATGATATAATATAGCTATTTTATATTGCAATATTGTCATAGTTCGCCAACAATTTCAACTCAATTTAACAGAGTGCATACCATATTTATATGGCAGGTTTATACATTTATGTATAAGTTTAGACCAATTAATACGCTTTATGTATTAATTAGGAGCTCAAACTCTTTAAAACAATTATTATTATGAGACCTCGTATTTGCATGGCATTAGTTGCCTCAACAGGTTCTAAAGTTTATAAAAGAACTCCTGAACAATTGGCTCAAATGAAGCGTAGAGCCGAATTTGAACGTTCCTATTCAAAAGATAAGGCTGTATTCTCTAATATAGACAAAACAGCTGAGTTATCAGAATTTTCAAATGGTATAGCAAATGCTATTGCCATGTTCAAACAATCAAAAAGGGTTGCAGCTTTATAGTTGCACCCTTATATTTCAATAAACAATTATTATAAACAATTTAACAATTATCATTATGAAAAAAGTAGTTTTAACAATCGCTGCCATTATGGCATTTTCAGCAATTAGTTTTGCGCAAGCTCCTGAAGTTGCTAAAGTTAAGAAAGCAACTGCAACAGTTTCAACAGATGGCAATTATGTTGCAATACCTGCAACAAAAGCTGCTGCATTTACTGACACAATTACAGGTAAAACTTACACAGATGCAAAAGGTGTAGTTTCTCCAGTATTTAAAAGTAAATCCGGCAAATTGTATATTGGTATGACCAGTAAAAAGACTGGTAACTATTACCGTAAATACCTTAATATCTAATACTGAAAACATAGGTTTGTCTCTTGGGTGAAATGCCCTAATAGACTACAAAAACATAGGAGCTAAATTCCTTTGGTGAAATGCCATAAATGAGGTATGTAGAGGTAAGTCTCTGCATACCTACTAAACAACAACCCTTTAAAAACAAATCATTATGAGAACTATTAAAATTATTGTCGCTATTATATTATTTCTTGGAATATGTATAGCTATGTCAGCACAAAATGTAAAATCAAAGATTCAGCCTAAAATTGATTGGGTAGACAATATTGATAATCCTGACAATTCAGAATATTTATTTGAAGTGAAATTCAATCATAAGATGGCGAATCCTTCACATGAAACGCTACAAATGCTATTTATGGAGAGATATTATGAAACTCTTCAACCATGTAGCAAAGAATATTTTGATAACATGCAAATTGAATATACTGTATATTGTTTAGATGCTAAAGCCCAAGAAACCACCTTTATTGGGTGGTTTGGGACTATGGCTGAAATACAAGCTAAATATCCTAAAACCTTAATCAATGAACCTAACAAATGTGGCTATTTTGCTGTTGTTGGATTTAGAGATAAAGATGAATAAATTAATTACTTCCTAAGCATGAAGACAAACTGCTTACTTTGGGGGTGTTTGGTATTGACAGCACTTGAACATTAATAATACATACAAAGGAGAAGTCCTAATACTTGAAATATAACAGGCAAAACCATTATGTTTGCTCAACCAGTAGCTTATAGGGCTGCTGCATAAGGGAATAACAAAGCTATTTTTCTTAAAGAGCTGGGGTGTCAACAACCTTATCATTCAAAGTTGAAACAAAAGAGTTTATTTATTTAGATAAAATAAATTGGTGGAAGCTGGAGATTAACTCTCTGCCCAAAAAAGTTTTGTAGTTTAAGATATATAACACCAGAGAACAACTGTAAAGTGTAAGTATGTAAAATATTATTAATTATTAGAATGTTTGGACGAGGGTTCGACTCCCTCCACCTCCACCTAACATATTAATTAAAATTAAATAAATTATTAATCAATCTTTAAAAACAATTACTCTTATGAAAACAATCAAATTAAAGTATCTAATAGGTACAATTATTCTAACAATAATAACAGCTATTATTGTAATTTTTCAAAGCAGATATGGAATTGAAATGTTAGTTATTTATTCAGTGTTATTATCATTATCATTAGTACTACTGTTTGGTGATAGAAAAATTAACACTCATGCAGTAGTTGATGATAATAGAAAAGTAATTGCAACATTTCAAAATGAAGAATCAGCAATTAAATTTGCAGATAATCAACAAAAGAATACAAAAATTGTTATGTTAAATATTAATAATGTAAAAAAATAAATACATTATTAGCAATTATGTTTATATAGCATTTTTTTTATTAAATTACCAATAAAGCAATAGTCATAAAAATAATTAATCAATTAATTAAATATAAACAATTATATGATAAGATGTTTTTGAAATTTTAGCGAATTGACTATTGTAAATACCAAGCGTGGTAAATTATACGAATCCTTTATGGTAGTGTATAATTAAAATTAATCTAACACACAAAAAATAAAAGTGTTTAAAAACTTTCAAAGATACAGATATAACGACCGAAATATGGGCGCACGGCTGCGCCAATGTTTCGAACTGCAAATACATTTTCAGCCGTGTAGCACATATTTATGTGTTATGTGGCGTTATTTTTTTTCTTAATTTCAAACAATTTTAATTCACAAATATGGATTATAAACAAGCAGCTCGTTCTCACGAGATAAACAAAAAAGAAGGTTCAATCGCATCGGTAATCAACAAATCAACAATTGCATCATTTGAGGTTGGTTATGAATTTTGTAAAAAAGAATACGAAGAAAAACTTCGTTGGATTCCGATTAGCGAAGAACTTCCAGACCCGCTCAGCCAAAATAAAATTGTAGTAAAGCTTTCTAAAATAGATACAAGATATGGTTTAAATAATCCATATACTGAAATCCGTTTTGCATCAGTAAATTGTCATCGTCAGTTTGTTCTAAGTCTTATGAATAATTACGAGGCAAAATATATAACCGCATGGCGTTATTTTTTATAATGCCACATAACGAAGGTGTATGTGCCGTTTATTCAATGGCACATTACACAGTGTTAGATGCTGTTTTTCTCTTTCTTTCTTAATTTTCGTTAAACTTTCAATGAATAGTTGTATATGTAATATATATAATATATATTTGCAGAGTAATTCAATACAGGGTTATATAATACTTAAAATTATGACTTCAACTAAATTAGAAAACAAGCTGCAATCTATTTATAAAACTGCGGGTTTTGATTTGGAATGTGATAACCGTTCTTATTTCACAAAAAGCCTTAACAAGGCATTATCAAACTCAAACGTTGATTTTTTGCTTATTAAAAAAGGTTATATGCGGACTAACTCGAATAACTTTAACTATAACCTTAGAATTTTCATAAATGGAATAGGTAAGTGTTTTATGCTAAAATCGTTTGAACCTGAAAGTATTTGTTATTGTTTCGCAAAAGTAGCTAAAATGCCTCACGTAAAAGAATCAATAACTATACATCAAGATGCTTATGTTTGTTCAAAATGCAACGGTAAAGGTGTTATTCCTACATTTAGACATGTTTGCGAAGGTGTTTGTTTTGATTGTTTAGGAATTGGTTATAGATTTCATTCTGGAAACTGGTAATAAAATATAAATATGAAAAAGCTAATAACTATACCCGATAATCTTGTCGAGCCACTACTGATAATGTCTGCTGTTAAAAATAAAGGAAACTTCCACGCTCAAATAATCGATATTCTTTCAAAAGCTGTCGAAGCGCACAAAGCTTCGTCTTTTTTAAAATAGCAGGTAACGAACGGCTGTATGGGCATTTAGCACAATAGCGAGAGCTAACCTTTCACACCGCTTAAATTCCTGTACGGGCTACGGAGCTTCTAAACGCACTTCACCGTGCTAATGCCAATACAGTAGTGTTATAAGCTGTTTTTCTCTTTATTAAAATTTAAAATTAAAAAAATATGGTTACAAAGTCAGATTATTTAAGAGCAAAAGAAATTATAGTTGAGTACGAAGAATTACTTTCAACTTTAATAGAAAAAGGGAATGAATGGGATATTGATTTAATCCCAATTTTATCTACAAGACCAAGAAATATCTTAAAAGCAGGGTTTGAAAGAGATTCTGTATTCATTTCTGATATTTTAAACTATTTAAAAATAGAAGGAATGGAGAAAATAGAAAGATGCGAAGAAAGAAAAGGGTGTTATATGGCAATATTTTGGATTAGTCGGAATGTTGGCATAAAGTCGTATAACGAAATAATGCAGTATGTTATTCCTTTTTTAAAATAGCTTATAACGGCGGGTGTATGTGGGGTTTTAGCGTTGATTTTCGTGGGTGGATAATCCCACATACACTTGTGTTATGTTTCAGGGCTTTCTTATCTTCAAACAAAATATTAATCTTTAAACATAAATAAAATGGAATTAATTGATTCACAAGAAAAAACACTTTATTCTGATATTGAAAAAATCAAAAATCAGATAGCAGCATTTAAAGAACGTGGTTTTATGGGTTTTTATGGAAATTTTTTGCCATATACCGTAAAACAAGCAGATAAAATATCCGTGAAATTAAAAGAGGCAGGAATTAACTTTGAAATACAAAAGTCAAC